ATCTGGATCAAAGACAACGCGGAACTTTTCAGAATCCAAAAGAACTATATCACCTTCAAAAATCTTTTTACCTTCTTGAGTGGAAAATCTAGTAAATCTTTTCATCGGTCTTCTCTCCCCCTTTTTATCGCGTAGCAGCTAAGCGTCGCCACGCGTACCACATTGCTGTCTCAAGATCGCCGGCTGCTAAGTAGCGATCGACAAACTCAGAGTAGAGTGTATAAGTGTCTGTATACATTATCGTAACCCCTCAATGATGATGGCTTTTTCGCTCTCGCTATGCTGATTACTGGCGAGAGCAATCGCTAACTCTTTTAATCGCATAACTTGCTTTTCAAGCTGCTCGACTTTATCGGGCAGTAATGATACTTCTGTCTCGATCGCCGAGTATTCGAGGCAATCTTCTTTCCCAATTTTTTCTTCGATCCATTTTTTTATTTCGGTTTTCTGTTTCATTTTCTTTCCCCTCTCCGTTTTAGGCCCGGCGGCCTTTCCTCTGTCCCTCTATTATTAGTATCGTACCTTTTCTGGATTTTGTCAAGTTATTTTTTATTTTTTTTTATTTTTTTTTCGTTTTTTCGAAAATATTTTAAAAATGATTTTCCGTGACTTTTTGCAAAACTTGGCAAAATAAAACCATTAAAAAATAAGCATTTTCTGAAGCTGGGTTTTTGAAAATTGATAAAAAAGGCCAAGTTCAGGAAAAGCCTTATTTTATAAGGAAAATTCGACGCGCTGAGAGCTTGTTTTTTAAAGCGGGGGTATTGATGTATTGATCAAGAAAAAAGTCTCAAAAAAACGGCATTGTCGTTTAAATTTTGGCTGGTTAAATTGGCTTGAATAATAAAAAAATCGGAAAATCAACTCGAGGAAGCGTCGGGCTGGAATTGCAACCATCACGAGAGGGGATGGCGTGATGATTTTCCAGCCCGACCGACCGGGGGGGGAAGGCCAGGCTGGGGGAGATGCCTGGCTGCGGAGAAAATTACCAATTAAATCGTCGTGCCGACCATGCCTGCGATCCGACAAAATAATCGCGCAAATCACGTGGGCTTGCTCTATCAGGATCAACGCGCTTACGCACTATACGCTCGACCGGCTTATAAGCGTGGACGACAAGTGAGGAGCACACTTTGAGTTTATCCGGATTGGGTATAAAAGGGAAGACATGCGCGCCTATCTCAAGTATGTCATACGGCATACCGACCATCTCATAAGCGCGTAAGACTGCAAGCTCCATCTCCTGCTGAGTCAGTGGCCGCGTCCATGCTTCCATCTGTACGTCATCGTCGTTATATTTATCAAGTGATTGCACGGAGACAGTTAATAGCGACTCAACAATCTCATGCTCAATCGCATGAGCGGGGATTGGTTCTATGATTAATTTATTACCATTGACAATTATTTCTCTCTTTTTTTGTAAGTGCGGAAATTTTGCGCGGATAAAATCGCCATAAGACTTGCCGATATAAAGTAATGCATGCTGCCAGGCGGAGTTGGTTACTGCTTGAATACCACCGCCGAAAAAGCCTGGCGTACGATCACGAGTAAGAACTACAGAACATGGAGGCAAGCCTTTTACAAAATCAGCGTATTGAGATTTTTTAAACTTCAGATGCTTTTGAATTATTCCCAGACCGCCTAAAATTCCAAGAATAAAATTTTTGAACATTTTATTTTCTCCTGATATTTTTATTTGAGTCCTATTTGACTAAACAAACTTTTTTTCGTTTCTTCATCCATCGCTTTTATAACTTCAATAAGACCTTCAACACGGACACCATTTTTAAGTTTTTCTAAATAACTCACGGTCTGCTTCTGATTGTAATAATCTTGTATTAGTTTCCATACGCTTGCAACACTTATCGGTAATACTAACAAGATCAAAGCTATAACCAGACCATATAAAATTCTGCGCGACTCTGCAACAAATTTTTCTGCGCGCGCGCTTGACTCTTTTATCATCTGCTTCGCCTCCTTATTTGATTCTAAGCAAGCTGCTGTACAACTTGCGGAATCTCTGGCCATACTGATAGCGACTTCAATTTTATTTGTGAGCTTTGGAAAAATTTCATCATAAAAAAGTTTCTGTCCTTGTTCAATACTAACGAGTTTTGATTTTACAAATGACCAGACATTTTCAAGTTCTTTCTTTGTATTCACACGCATATTCTCGACTTCCTTAGCCAGGAGTCGCGCGAATTCAGTTCCATTTTCATTTAATTCCTGTAAAACTTCATCAAATTTTTCATTGACTTCTTTGAGTATGCGCAAGCGTACCATTTCGAATTCATCCACTCGTTTAACCTCCAGGCGCAATTTTATCTAAAGAAAATTTTGCTGCTTGTTCAAAATGATGAAATATATAATAGTTATTATTATAACGCACCCAATAAGGCGCGCCATGATATTTCCGCATCCAATCAGCATCGCATAAATCTAGATGAATAAAACCATTTTGCGGATAAAGGCCTACACGATAAAATAATTTATCTTCTAAAGCTCGTCGTCCCCATTCGATTTGTCGCATTGCATTTCCGACTGCGACATCTAAAGCTAAAGCAAAATAATGCGGTGAATTTTTTATACGCGCATCTACCGGCCGATCACGATAGCCGGATGTGATAAAGCCGGATACATGACCGAGCTCAAAAAGCCAGCTGGGAAAGATACCCATGCGATGGCTTAGAACAGCAAGTGAAGCTAAAACTTCCGGATGATATTCTCGTATTGTCTGTAGGTCTGCTTCCGGATATTGTTTTCGTTTAATTCCCTTTGCAGCGAGATTTTCAACCATGATATTTTCTCCACAAAATATTTTTTATTTTATCTTCATAATCCACACTACAGTCATATTTTTCGGTCGTGTTTCATCGGCAGTTCTGGGCGTGCCGTTTACACCGTCACTTGATGGTCCGCTAATTGTCAGTGTCGATGTTGTCGGAGACGCTTGCCAAGTATAGGCATGCCAGCTAGGATTTTCTGATGATGCATAAGAGTTATAGTAACTTGTTTTATCTTCTGCAGGATTAGCAGGTAAAGTCCCAGTATTACCAGTATGTTTATGCCCCTGCATAGCATCCGTCTGTCCTGTGCCTGATGTAGTACCACCGCGTAAGAACATCTGCTCAGCACCACTTTGACCTGGCGATGCTGCGCCAGCCCCATCACCATTAAGATTAGGTATAACTTGCCCATCATAAGGACTGTCGGAATCAGATAAAGTTTGGCCATTACATTCCACCCAATTCTCCGGCAGCGAAGGGGTGCCGGTCATGCTTTTATGCCAAGCGACAATGCTACCGACTGGCATAAAAACAGAAACCAAAAAATCTCGCAAATCTTGTTCTGAAATATCTTTGCTGTTATTATCAGCAAGAAGTGTTTGCAATTGCGCCAAAGTTCTGACTGTGTCTGCCATTATATCAGACCTCCCGCAAAGTAAGATTAGATTCAAGTTTATCAAGATTATGTTGTGCTTTGATAATTTTAAAATCTTTTTCTTTGAAATTTATTGCACGCCCACTATTACCAAAACCATCGGAAAAACCATCAGTAAAAGGTTCAGATAAAATTACATATGGAGTTTGATAAGTAACTTCTACTATATCAAGCAAATTATAAAATGGATAAATTTTAGTTGTGACTTGAATTTCTTTTTTGGGTTCGCTATATTCATCAAAAAGCTCTTCCGCTAATTTTTGGGCAGATGTCGTCATCATTAAATCATTATTAATTTCTAATTCTCTTATTCCGAATTTGTCTGAACTACTTCCTGAACCTAAAGTCAAAGATTCTTCTTTTGTGTAATAAGATGTTGTTGTTTCTTCTGATTCAAATTTTATTTTTATTTTATTATAAATTTTATTTTCAGCATTAATTAACTTTAATTTTTTTATATTGGTTTTATAATTACTTTTTTCTTCAGAAATTCCTATTAAACTAGGAATTTCTTTTTTTCCAAAAACTATTTCTGTATTATTATCATCAAAATTATATTTGGCATAATTATATATTTTTAGATTATCCATTGCTGTATTTGTTGATCCGATAATCTGCAATTGCAAATCGCTTGTATATGTATGATAATACGCCCCTATACCTTCCACACCAGTATCTGACAAAGAAAGACTACCAACCAATTCTGGCGAATCTCCATCTTTACAAAAATATAAGCGTAAAACATCCTTTGTATTTTCTATGCCAGTAATATCTTTAACAACACCAAAAAACACTAAACTTCCCGCACTAAAAGTCACTGTACTAGTCTGTACTGTTAGAGTCAAACCATGTGTTGCAGGCAATTTATTATTAGTATTTTGATGTTCTAAGGTCAATGTCGGCTTAAATAATAATTTTATGTAATTATCACTACTAGCTGCAGTTGGTATTCCAATTTTAATAAATTCAGCAGGTACACTTGCTACTCCATTATTGACATCACTATTAAAAAATCTGCACCAGAATTCTGCAGTAAATTTATCTCCTGATAAAACAGATGTTGAAAAATCAGCAATCAAATAACTTCCGGTTGTTGGATGATAAGCGCCATAACCAAATTTCATATTAACAAAATTTTTACTGGTGTTTGTTTCATCATGCCAATATAAGTCTGGTCCGGTAAAACTTGGCAAAGTATAAGTAGAGGAAGATTCTAATTGATTATAAAATACGCAATCAGAAGGTGCAGAAAAAACATCTTTATTAGAATAATATCGATCTAAATTCCATTTTGAATAAATAAAATTGCCTTGATAATCTATAAAGGTTTTAAAATTGTTTGACTCAGCATATTTTTTAGTATGTTCCCAAATTGATTCTCCTTCAAACATTGTCGAAGTTAAATTTTTAGTAACTGGATCTGGTTGTATAAACCAGCAGCCATTTGTTATAATAGTATTAAAAATATAATGTCCTGCTCCATCCGTCAATCCCCTCACACGATTAAGAAACTTATGACCTAAAACTTCACTAGCGGCACCTGGCTGAGAATAAACATACTCTGCTGTATGCAATTTTAACATGTCATCTAAACTATCTATAACAATTTTAATATTACCATTAAGATCTGAAATGCTATTTTCTCCTATCGTTCCTATAAAAACAGTAGGATTATTAGGCACTTCATTTCCAGAATCATCGATAAAACCCAATTCTAATTTCACAAGAGTTTTATAACGTGTAACTATATTATAAAAAAAACCTGAAGATACGGCTTCTTCAGGTGCATTAAAATATCCATCTCTATTATCTAATAATAATGTTACTTTACTATTAGAAACTTGGCGTGGATTTACTTTTTCTATAGTTTGACTAATTGTTCCCCAATTAATAACGCGTTCTGAATCAATTTTTTGCCATTCTGATTCATAAGAAGCCCCTTCTCGCCGTTTAAAATATAATCGCCGAAAAATCTTCAAGGTAGATTGATTCATTGCATTTTTGAGATTATCAAAATCACTCATTGTTTCTTTCCTATTATGCTGGCGTTTCTCGTAATTTAATCACTCCATTATAAAGAGGATTCGCCCGTTCATTACGCGCGGGTTTTAAAAAATCGAATTTGCCGATCCAGTTAACTTCCCAAATATCGCCATCCCAACCGGAAGAGGTCGGATAAGGGCAAAAAAGCCATGCAGAAGTTGCAGAATATATTGATTTTAATTCACTCGTTACGGTCGGCGGAACATATTTTAATCCGATGTCCGCCTGAAACTTTTCCGCGATAGTATAAGTTACATATCCACCATCTGCCATCTTCTTACTCTCGCGCACGCCGGTCAATGCTGGCTTATAATCACTGAAATTTGGATTATGAGGAAGTTCATATTGCTCATTACATGCGATTAATTGTCCTAAAAATTCATCTGCATCAGAAGTTGTACTTTGGATTACAATAGTAACAGTTGCTGCAGTAATCGTATCAAAAGAATAAATAGTCGAACTATCATTGTTATTACTCCAGGAATATTTAGTTATACCATTAATGATTAAATCAAAAGTATCAAAATTATGATTTTGGATTGCTATGGTATTTATTAATGTCTGCGATCCTAAAGTTGCTTCTATTTTGGTATAAGCATAAGAACTACTTGACCAATTTAAAATAGAATGACGATTACGATCGATGACAGAACCTAGAGATCCGGAAACTGCTGTTATAGTGTACCAAGAACCGCCGGTATATCCCTGTAAACTCAAAGCGCCCGCAGAAAAAATTTTATTTGTAGAATAAAATTTAAATCCCATATTACGTCACCGCCATTTGCGTTTCTAAACCAACAGCAAAAGAACTCGATTGAGTACGCCGCAAGTCTTCTAATGCTTCATCAATTTGTTCTGCAATTTTACGCGGCACTGTTTCTTCGGCGATAAGATTTTCCACGTTCACATTTATTATTGTTTGTCCGCTAAGTTTTTCCATAACGTCTGTATTTTCTAGCGGAATAATCGCTTCGCTTTTATTTTTTTCTCCCGCAATTAAAGTTGTACCCTGCGGTGAGCCAGGTATTACGCCACCAAACTCTGCTGCAGGTAATTGCTGCGCCGCGATCTGTCGCACACGGAATAAGCCTGCTGCAACTGCAGCAGCAGCTGCTGCACTGGCTAAAACCGGACCAACGATAGGGATGCCAGCTAAAGAAGTAAAAGCAGCTTGTGCAGCTTCCCATGTTTTTATTGTCGTGCTTGCAATAGCTGCAGCTTTGCCGACTTCGAAGGCTTCACGATTCTTTGATTGCATCAAAGAAGTTAAGTTAGAAAAAGCATCACCGATTGCTTGATCAGCTGCAATTCTTTGTTCGGCGTTTAATTTTGTTCCTGTCAAAACATATGCCCAATGATTTTTCATTAGTTTTTCTTCTTTTTTCATTGCCTCAATTTCTGCTTTAGTACGTTTTTTATTTTCAGCATTTGCTGCTGCTGTTCTACGCTTATCATCTTGTATCATGGTTTCAACTGTTGCTTTTGATGCAGCAGCTTTTTTGGCTTCATTTTCAGCTACAATCGCAGCAATTGCATTTGAAGTTTCAGTTAAAACTATCTCTTCTTTTTCTGCCAATTCTATTCGCGTAGTCGTATTTTGTAAAAATGCGTCTACACTTTCTTTTGCACGCTGTTGTTCTTTTGTCCAACGATCGGTACTAATGCCTAAAAAATTCAGTATTTTATTAGATGCTTCTGTCGCAGTTAATAAAATATTTGTTCTTATTTCTTTCATCTTTTCATTATATTTTATAAGCCATCTTACTGTCGTTGCAATCTTTTCGCCGACTTTTATCTGTTGAACAATAAATTTATTCTTATAAGTCGCAATCAAATTTGAAACTGTTTCTTCCTGTTTTTTAAAAGCCTCGTCCAAACTTTCCGTATCAGTTTTTACCTCGTTCAATATTTCATCGTATTTTTTCAGACCTTCATCAGTTGCCATTGCGGTAGTTGATAATAACGCGCGGACATTTGGTAAAAGTTCTGCAATTACATCGATATTGCCTTCTGTTTTTTCTTTTATTAAGGCCATTGTTTCGCCGAATCTTCCGCCTTCAAAAGCAGCATTACCAAAAGGAATACCAAGTGCAGTAAGTTTTTTTTGTACTTCTTCTGTCGGATTTATTAACGCAGTAATCGTACCCTTTAAAGAAGTAACAGCTTCATCTGTACTCATACCGGATAAAGTTAATTGTGAAGTTGCTGCGAGTAATTCTTCAAAACTTATTCCTGCTGCACTCGCAATAGGCGCAACCTTACCGATGTTATTAGCTAATTCTTCCACAGTTGTTTTACCGAATTTTTGCGCTGTAAAAAAAGCATCAGCGACTCGATTAGCCTTTGATTGCTCTAGATGATATGCATTGATTATTGATGTCATACCATCAACTGCAACACCTAAGCCGGTTACACCGCCTTGCGCCAGACGTGCTGCAGATTCCAAAAAGTTAATCGAATCTTTCGCTTCAACACCAGCGGAAACTGAATCAAATAAGGCTTTATTTATATCTTCAAGCGCAAACGAATATTTTCCTAAAATTTCTAAAGCACCAGTTTCAATCTCTTTTCCATGTTTTTCAAAAGTATTTTCATCGAGTAATGTATAAACGTTTGCCAATCCTTTTTCTAAATTAGCATAAGCCTGTAAGGAATCACTCACCATTTTTTTGACAGCTAAACCTGCCGCGCCTATTGCTGCAACAGCCGCAAGCTCAAATAACTTGAAGTCTTTAGAAACTTGTTGTGTCTTATTATCAAGTTTTTTGAGCTTTTGACTTGCGCTATCCAGTGCCTTAATATTTTTGCCTTCGGCTTCTAAAATTAATTTTACTTTTTCAGCCATAATAACTACTTCCTTTTCTTAGGCCACTTCGGTATCTTTTGTTGTTGTAGTTGCTGTAATTTTTTCATTTCCATATTCGCTTGTAAATTTTTTTGTTGAATAAATTCCAGCATTGCTACAAACGTAACATACGGCATCCTCAAAATTTTATCGTGCGTGTAGGCGGTAAAAAACAAACAGAACTCGCCGATCATGGCAATAATATCAATGTCTTTTTTGCTTTCTACCGCCCAGACGCGTTTTTTGAGTTGTCAAAAGTTTGTGTTTCTTCTTCCTCGCCGCCCTTATCGTTAAAAATAAACTCAAGCAGATCTGCTATCATAGGTAGTTTTATTTGATCGACAAACTCTTCTTTCTTACGCGTTGGATTATATGGCGCTAAGATATCCCAAATTGCAGTCAATGCTTCTTTTAATTTATTCGGATCAGTCTGAACTTCCTGCGCATACTTACTTGTCTTCAAAACTTCTTCTACACTTAAAGCGCCTGGCACACGGAAACGCTTGCCAGCCAGCTCAAAAAAACGATCTTCCGGAATTAATTTGTCTAGATTTAATATTTTGCTCATGCAGCTTCACGCTCCTTTTTATTTATAATACCTGTTAAAACAGATGCATTAATAACTTGATGTCGCATTACAAATAGTTGTATTAATAATATCTGCTCCGGCTGAATTGGCGACTACATCAAATTCCAGTTCCTGCATAATAACACCAGCATCACCTACTTGCGGTGTTTGTGTTTTGTAATAAGCCTTAGGCACTTCTATTGACATAGAATACGTTGTGCTATCTGCTAATGCAGAAATAGTTTGATTAGAATTAAATAACAAACCAAAAGAATAAGCAGTACCGGCAAAAGCTCGATCATATGCTGTTGATGTATCAAAGCGCTGTGAAATTTTTAAAGTTACGTCAGCCTTACCATACTTGATAAAATCAACAGTCGTATCTCCTAAAGATCGAGCACCCTCATCTGCAATCAAGTTATTATTAAACGACAACTCGAAGCCGGTAATTTTTTCAGCTGTTCCGGAAGCCAAGACTGAAGTCATATTTGCAGCTTCTCCAGATTTAAAAGTTACATTGTCCCATAAAAGCGGTGTTACAGAAGGCAAGGCAACTGTAACAGTATCACTTGATGTAGAACCTTGCCGGCCGATAAACTCAACACTTAACTGTAACGGCTGGCCGATCTCACCTTTTATTGACCAACTGTTTACACGACAGCCCATAAAGTCAAAAATGTGACTATCGCCTACACGTTTTTGGATAGTCAATGAGCTCAAAGAATTTTCCAAAGATCCTTGTGCGATAGAATGCGAATAACTGCTAGTTGCAGTTCCACCAGAACCTGTTACTTCTGTACTTGTAACTGATCCGCCCAGACCATTTTTTATAATCTTAACAATAGCATCGCTGGCAACGTTTAAATAAGCTTCAACGCCGCCTTGTACTGTCTCATTACCTAAAAATCTTTTTAAAAAATTTCTGCCAGTATTTATCGTTTCAAGTTTAGTGCTTTCACGCGTACGATTCATGCTCTCACTCAAAAATTCTAAAAAAGAAGTTGCGGTTATTTTTGTGCTCCATGAAGTTTCTTCCGCAACACCAATCCAACTTTTATATCCTAAAGCGCCTCCGTCTCCGACTGCCATTTAGATCACCTCTTTCAATTCTTCTTTTATCTCTCGTCTTACAGGACGAGATTCTCTTTTTGGTGGTTCTTCCTTTAATTTAAAAATAGGCTTACCGCCTTTTTTCGGATTTCCATTTGTCAACTTCAAAAGAAATCTTTTCTCTGAATCAGAAACTTTTATTTCTTGTCCTTTTTTATTCAACTCAACATTACCTGCGTTATAATGTTTTAATTCCATAAACATCATAGGAACATCTTGCTGATAAACTAAAATATTGACGTTATTATCACTCATACAAAGATCACCTCGCTTTTATCTTTTTCGCAATATGTAATCTGCGCGGAAACAATATCGTTATTTTTTAAAATCTTCATCAATTCTTCAGCCGCGCCATTATTTTTGTCTATCGTTACAGTTTGTGCTTTTGCCATTTTGCGCGTCATCAGCATATTGCGATCAGGATATCTAAATGCGTATTTTTCTAATCGCTTCTCAAGATCATGTTGCGGAATATTTAAAATTCCTCTGCCGGAGCAATTGAACATCTTAATTTTGCTCGCGCTGATTGGTCCGTTATAATAATCCTGCAGCCACCGGCAGGAGAACAGTAAGTTTTCAGATGTATAACAATACTCGCCATTAATATCATTGAGATGATACACACGCATCCAATGGCGTTTATTGTTGTCATTATAAGCATAATAATTTCTTCCTGGCGCCCATGAAAAATCATAGCCAATTAAAAGATACTCTTTGTATCCCATCGTTTGAGTTGCAAATACAAGCATTGCATTTCCCACATTAGACGCCGCCGGAATCATCTCAGAGCAACCAGAAATGGAACTATAAATTTTTTCAGTGCCTATATTGTCTTTATTGACATAAAAATAAACTTTCCCCCGCCAATTTTGCGCCCATAATGGATTTGCGCAAATACTACTAATCAAAATTGTATCCCCTGTCTGATCAATAACATCTTGTACCCATTGATCATACTTGATATTCGCATCCGCTAAAAAAACGTATCGCGGTTTAATGCCATGTCGAAATAAAATTTTGAAACCCTTGTCGCAGCAAGCTATATCAACGCCTTGCTTAACTTGATACTTTTTCAATGTTTCTATATGATCTTCTAAACTCGCACCCATGCCAGCTACGACTAAAACTTTATTCATACCGACTAAAGCTAAATCACGATGAAAATTCTTATTACGCCGATAAAGTTCTCCGTTAATTTTAGCGTGTCGTTTCCATTTCTCGCCTGATTGAGCAAAAGCAGTTTCTGATTGTTTTCTTACTTCTTTTTCAGTTAATTTTTTAGGCATTATCCACCTCGATTAAGATATTAGTTTTTTACAATTCACGGTTATTTTTGAACTATGCACATATGTTTTTTCTGCATCTGTTACTATTTCAAAATCTGTATTTACGTCAGTTACCCATAAACCAGTTATAGATAAATCATTTTTTGCACGTATAAGATCCAAAATATTTTGTGTTAATTTTATCATCTCGTCTTCAGCTTTTAATCGTCCTCCGCTATCATGACCGGCGCCGGCTTGTGTCATCGGATATAAGTCAAAAGCAACTGAAGATTCCCGATGAGAAGAGTCGCCTAAAGAATTTCTTTCTTCAGCATATTCGCCGATTCTTACCCAAATTTTGGGTAACTGTGTAGTACTGATACCATAATCAGGTTGACCACCTTTAACTGACTTTACACGCGCAACTAATCCGGAAGAAATATCATAACTACTGGTAGTCGTATTATTTTTATCCAAAAGATTAATTACACTATCGCGCCAAGTCAGAAGATTAACGCTCATCATTTAAAATCCCTTCTGATAAACTTTGCAAACTGCGCCGCAAGTTTTTTTACAAATTCCTTTGGTAACCACACATACGGCCGCGCTGGTATTTTTTTATAGCCATATTGATGCGTCGGCGCATATTTCAAATTTGTAAAGATCACGCCTTCTTTACCGCGATTTACAACGCGATGGCGTAATGATCCGCGTAAACGTCCGGTATCTTGCAAAGGCTTAGAACTTTTTTGTCTACGCCTTTTAATCGTCTCAGATTTTAATGGCTTCCAACGGCCGCTTGGTCCGCGTTCAGTTGAGAAATGGTTTATCACCTCGCGAAAACTTTTAGCAGTCGCAATATGCATAAAATCAGTTGGCTGTTTGATCTTATACATCGCACGTTCAAGTTTTTTCTGTAAAGGTTTAATGCCAACTGTTTTAAGCTTAATCCCTGGCATCGCTTATCTCTTCTAAAAGATCAGGATCAACCTGAGACGCCGTAATTTTATCCATATCAAATACCGGCTGATAATCAGCATGCGAAGCACGAACACCTAAAGCATCCGTTTTAAAAGCGACGACAGAACCATTTGTTAACGTTAATCGCTGCGTTCCATTACGGATTTTTTCCAGCTCGCTAAAGATATTATCTTTTGCATTATTCTCACGCTCAACAAATTCATTCGTATCTTTATTATCCTGCGAATAAAGATATTTATAAGTGTAATATACAGCAAGATCAAGCGCTTCATCACGCACTTGTACCGGTACAGTGGAAAACGGAAGCGAATATTTAACAGCGCAATAACTGTCGACTTTACTCTCTGCTTTTCTAATCGCAAGTGTAATAAGATCAGACGTAGCAGTATAACCTGCAACGCCCGAAGAATTCGGCAACTGTGGCATTAATTGCAAAACATCAGCTTCCGTTACGTAATTACCCATTTATTTCTTCTCCTGTTCAATACTTTGTTTCAATTCTTCTTTCAGATCATTTCTTATGTTCTTCATGATTTTTTTAAAGTTCTTAGCCGATTGATCTTTTTTAATTTTCTTTTTTTGATAATCCTTAATAATCCGACTTTTGCGTACTTCGACTTTTACAACTTTACCTTTCTCATCGACATACTTTTTTACTTTCCTTACTTTCGCATGTTTCCTATGCTGCGATTTATAAGGCATAACTTGAGTTTCTGTAATGATTTTCATTTTTCTTTTGGCCTCCCCATTATTTCAGCTCGATTCCGGTTAAACTTTTTAATCGAGCGACTTCAAGATTTTTACTGCGGCCAACGCCTATCCAGCGACCGCGGACTTTTTTAAACTGTGCGAATAGTGTCTGTCCTACTTTTCCAGGATCTCTTCCTTCTAAAGCAGAATGAGAATAACGTGTAATACGCAATATTTTTACGATTTCCGCATCATCTTTAAAATAATGCACAGCGCGGAACTCGTCAGGTCTGCATTTTTTCCACGCTTCATTTGCTTTGCGTTTTTGTTCTTCTGTTTCAGGTAGAATATTAACTCCTTCAATAGTTTTTGCTGGTCTTCCTCTTGGCATCTTTTATTCTCCTTTACTTTTTATTTCAAGGGCGAGTTTAGAACTCGCCCTTGATTATATCTCTATATTAGAGATTGACGGACTTGATCAGATAACCGCAAGCGGTAGCTGGCGCCTTTTGGCGATAAATCTCGCTCACTTCTACCCAATCACCATTGCGATCTTCATCACGCCATTTTTTGACTTGACGTTTTTGGCCATCAAAGCGATACAGCGCCGAGGGAGTACGCAGAGCTGGCCGCGGAGAGATATAACCGAGCCAGCAATTAGCACCCCACAAGTACGCAGTAGACTCAGATAAGCCCTCGTAGTTAGTGTCATAGATAGTTCTACCGACAAGCACGCGATCAACATCAAATATCGCAGCTAAAATTTTCTCGCTTACTAATGCGCGCTCCACGTATTGGATGCGACCGTAAACGTTCGCATTTTCTTTTACAGTATCAAACGCGTCAGAACCGAGAATCATTGTATTAGGAGATTTCGCTGAACTTTTCCGAATAACAGAAGTTGCAGACAAAATATCTTTAATTGGATAAACAGTGGATGTTTTCCAACTTTGCGTTGCAGTTGCAGTATAAGTCGTATTGTTAGACCAGGTCGTGGTCGTAAAGATAATTGCCGCAGCTTGCTGCTCTTTTCGTAGTTCGAGTTTATCTGTAAGTATTTCTGTGCGTTCAGCATCAGCAGAGATCGGAGCGTCATAATTTTTGCGATCGCGATCAGTTATGATGTCTTTTAGCGCATGTTCTTTAAGCGAATAAGTCGAAGTCGACAAACCCCATGTAATCTGATTTGCCGGCGAGCCATTCGCTCTTTCAGTTTCTGGAATGCGGAAATCTGCAGTATGTACAAAATAAGTGTTGGATTCTTTATCGACTGGAATACTCGGGAAAATATCGGCTTCAATAAACTCTGTATTCCGATATTTTATCGAGATGTTCGTCAATGGTTTATTGATATGTCTAACTCCAGTTGGCATTATTCTTCACTCCTCTCTGTTAAGCCTTATAAGCTAAGTGCGGATTGACCAAAATTGCAATCGCTTGACCAGTTGCAGTTGCTTTCTGCAGCGCTCTCCCAAGTACCCAATAAGACTCCGAAGAACCGGTAAAATCAGTGCGCGGCGAAAAAGAAGTTACGTAACCGGCAAGAGCACTTCCGGCAGTTGTATTATACACGACAACAGGCGCGCCGGCATCGATCGCTGCAGCCGCATAAACTTTCGACATTCCATAAGTTCTGACAGTTGCAACAGAACTTCCGGCGGTCTGATAGCTCTGAATAACGCCGAAAGCTTTTTCAGCTTCTTCAGAAGAAGCAGAACCAGAAATAAGTTTTACTGTCCAATCGGAAGTTGCCGAGAAACCAAAAACTACAGCTTTAAACTGCGAAGTAGTAGTCTTGCAGTTATCAGCAATCTTCATTGTCAGATCATATTCTAGGCCATTGCCCATTAGTGCAGTAGTCATAATTATTCACCTTCCTTCTGCGCAAGTGCTAGAGCTTCACGATATGTAAGCTCTTTGTCTTTTTCCATCAACTTTCGAGCTTTTTCATCTAAATCTTCATCCGTAGCATATACGCGCATAGACTTTTCATCCTTTACGTATTTTTTATTTTCGTCTTTGTCATTAATTTTTTTGCCAGAATTATCGGTCTTTGTATATGTCTTTTTATCTAAAAATTGCGGCATCTCATTAAGAATACTTTTTACAAGTTCAAAAGTATCAGAAAATTTGATTACTTTTTCAGCATCGCCTTCTTTGTAAGAGTAACTTCTTACGCCATTTTCTTCTTTAGCGAGCAGTAAAGCAGCGAATTTTTCCCGCAAAACTGGTGGTAGTTTTCCTTCTTCAACTGCTTTATCTAATACAGAAAAAATCTCTACTGCCTGTTTTTCTTTTTCCTTTTCTTCAATCTCTGCCTGTAACTTTTCTTTTTCTTTTTTCCAAGTTTCTGCATCAGTAGAAAGCTTTTTCATCTTTTCTTCTTGTTCTTTTAATTGCGCCTGCAATTTTTCAATTTCATTCATGTCTATATCTCCTTCCTGATAATATTTGGCATCCAATCCGTAAGCATGAATTGGCTGCTCGGGGAAAATTTTTTGCGAGAACATTCCGACAATATCAGAAATACTTGATACTGCCGGCACATCAGCGCCTAATAAGGCAACGCCACAAAGTACACGTCTGTATATATTCCCATTATATTTAAAATTCCAAAAAATTTCAGAGGAAAATCTTCCATACGCTCCGCGTTCAATTAAACTTTTTATCAATTTGGGGATGCCTTCTATTTTTGCAACGAGTTTATTTCCAACTTTTTTTAAACTTGTTATCCAGCCTAATGCAGGCAAACCGTCTTTTTGTGCGAGTTTCTGATTTCTATCATGTCCTAACTTCAATGGAACTTTAAAGCCGCGATTTTTAAAGAATTCAAAATTATCAACCATATTTTCTAAATCTTCATCGGTATATTTCTCGCCGTTCCACGTTCCAGTTGCAAAAATTTCTACGTCATCTTTAGAGTATGTCTCCACATTGTCAGTATTAACCGCATTATTTGCTTTCTTTTCTTTCGCTACCCAATGATCGCCTTCTTTGCGATAAAGTTCCTCCCATTGCGCCCAAGCAACAGCAGCGGGGTTTTCTGCACTACCAGAAGCTTTTACCGCGTCGTAAATTTCAGCCCATTTATTTATTTGAGCTAAAGTTAATTTTGCACCTTGATGTATTTTCAGATTATCAGGTGCTGCTGTAATTGATGTCCAGGGCATTATATCACCTCTCTTTCTCGCTATATCGTTAAATGACTGAAGTCATAATAATAATATTCAGATTCTTTTGCACTTAAAATTATAAAATAATTGTTCATATTAATCACCTCGCTAATTTCAAAAATCCGCCCTTTTCTTTTTCCACCGGCACTTCATGGATCGAAGGCAGATCATTAAACCGCTCGCCGGTCTTTTCCAATTCATCAACAAAGATTGGAACTAAAACAGAACGACATTGATAATGTATCGGAGGATTATAAGCATCAGCTTCAGCAGGTTTAAAAACCCGACCATGTAATTGTTCACAAATAGGCGATGTCCGATTATCTAAAATTGCACTGTATTGATAACCAGCCAAAACTTCTTTCATCTTGGAAAATTCCGCCAATCGTCCTTGATTAAAAGCATTTGCGGTATTTGTTCGAACGATATTTTCAATTCGCGGCGCACCGCCCACTTTATCCCACCCTTTGTATTCTTCTTCTAACATCTTGATTGTTTCTTTTACACTCGCGCCCGATTTAATCGCCTCTAATAACGTTCCTTTTGTCACTTTTAAAATTTGTTGACCAGTCTCAGAAGTAGTATAAATAGAGGCCTGTTTTAACCATTCGGCAACATCACTACTATCAAGCGCAGGCTCCGGATCAAAAATCGCTAATTCTTTTTTTGATTTAGCTGACATTAAACCTTTTTTATAGCCTTCGCGCATCATTTCCAAAATAATCTTTTTCACTTCAGTTGTACCACTTAAATTCAAGTCATTTATAAGATCAAATCTTTTATTCTCAATAATTTTTCGTTTTTGAATTTTAGTCATCAAGTCTTTGATTGATAACCGCAGTTAATTTTGTTTTGTAATTCGCCAGCTCATCAAGATTATTTTTGATCTGGGCGAAATCAACTTTTTTCTCGAACTCAGTTAGTTCAAAGCCATTAAAAGTTTCGCGTGCAAAATTGCGAGTTTGTTTTTTAGCCGGCTGCTGTTTTGGTTGTTGTGCCGGTGGCTGATTTACCGGCTGTTGTTGCGGTGGCTGTTGAGGATTTTCTTCTGCCGGCAGTTGATTTGCT